TTTGCAAGATCTGCGTGGCTCCGGTGCTTTGGCTAGTGTACCTAATACAGTCATTGCCCTTGAGCGTGATCGACAGAACACAGACCACAAGATTGCTAATACTACAATTGTTCGTGTTCTCAAGAATCGCCTTACAGGTCGGGCTGGTATTGCAGCAACACTATTCTATGACCACACTACTGGTCGTTTGAAAGAGATCGGCTTTGCTATGGCAGAGGATGGATCTATAGTCTTTGAACCAGAGGAGAACTAAATGAAAGTATGCGTCCTTGATATCGAAGGTAACGGACTTGGTGAATTGATCCTTGACAGTAAGGGTAAGCCTTATACAGAAGCTACCAGAATTCTGTGCGCCGCTACTAAGGTCAATGACGAAGAACCTATCCTTTGGCTTGAACATCAGATGAAAGATCTGATCAAGTATCTCAGTGAGATGCCCGTGATTATCGGACACAATATCTGGGGATACGATTTTCCCGTGATGCGTAGACTTCATGGAATGGCTCGACCGAAGTGTATTGTTGATACATTAGTTATCAGCAAGTTGATGCATCCAGATATCAACAATCACCCACTAGGTGATAATTCTCTGGAGTCTTGGGGTAAGTATCTTAAGTTCCCTAAGATGGATTACAAGGGTGGATGGAACCAGTACTCAGATGAGATGGGTACTTACTGCTTGCAGGATGCCAGACTAGGCATGGCTATCTATGAAGCCCAGAAGCAATTCATTACAAAGAACAAAGAACTGGTTCGCTTTGAGAGTCGTGTATCCGAAGTTCTAATGGAGCAAATTGAACATGGATTTAATTATGACAGTGATGCAGGAGACAAGTTGTATCAAGAACTTATGCTTGAAAAACTTGGCATCGAAGATGAAATGCGTGAGATCTTTCCTGACAAGATCATCATTCGCCACTCTGAAAAGACTGGCAAGAGACTGAAGGACAAGATTGAAACATTCAATCCCGGTAGCCGACAGCAGATTGCATCCCGTTTAAATGAGAAGTATGGATGGAAGCCACCCCTGACTGAGAAGGGAAACCCCAAGGTAGACGAAGCAGTGCTTGCTACCCTTGATTATCCCGAAGCAAAGAAGCTGACTGAGTATTTCAATACCGTCAAGCTAATGGGTATGGTTGAAGATTGGAACACCCGTGTATCATCTAGCAGAGATCACCGTATCCACGGTAACATCAATGCTCAAGGTGCTGCTACTGGTCGTTGTACACACAGCCAACCAAACATTGCTCAGGTAAGTGGCGACCATCGTGCAAGAGAATTGTGGGTTGCTGATGTTGGTGAGTCTTTAGTTGGTGCTGACTTATCTGGTCTTGAGCTGCGTATGCTTGCTCACTTCATGGCTAAGTATGACAATGGTGAGTATGCTAAGGTTCTCCTAACTGGAGACATTCATACACACAATCAACATGCTGCTGGTTTGTCCAGTCGTTCCCTTGCCAAGTCATTCATCTATGCCTACCTTTATGGTGCGGGTGATAATAAGATTGCTATGGTATGTGACTGCTCTGTTGATGCTGCCCGTAAGTTGCGTGATCGTTTCCAGAAAGAAATCCCCGCACTTGCCAAAGTACAGGATGCTGTACGCTATGAGACAATCAAGACAGGTAAGGTGCGACTACCCGATGGTAGAGCTGTACCAGTCCGTAGCGAACACGCTGCCCTCAACACGCTCTTGCAAGGCTCAGGAGCCATTGTATCGAAGTACTGGATGGTTGAGGCTAACAAAGCAGCGGCAAGGCTACGAGCCAAGCAGCTGGCTTATATCCATGATGAATTGCAGTACAGTTGTCCCAAGGCTGTTGCCGATGAGTTTGGCAAAGCTGTGACTGCTGCTGCAACAACTGCTGGTGAGCAGCTTAATCTTAACATTCGTATTGATGCTGAGTATCGCATCGGTAATAATTGGGCAGAAACCCACTAAGGAGTAATATGAGTTCACTTACTGTTTACATTGCTGGTCCTATGCGGGGATACCCGAACCATAACTTTGAAGCTTTCTATATTGCTGAGAAGAAGTGGGTAAAGAACCCAATGATTGAAAAGATTTATAACCCTGCTCGTATGGATGAGGATGAAGGCTTTGATCCATCCACAGCAGAAGATTCCAAAGAACACCTCCGGTCATGCATGAAGAGGGATTTAAATGCTATCCTAAACTGCAATGCTATGGTTATGCTTCATGGATGGGAGCATTCCGAAGGGGCTAGAGTTGAACATTCACTCGCAACATATTTAGGGATGCCAATCTTCTATGAAAGTTAATGCTAAAATTTGTTTCTATAAATTCAAGCCACTACAAGCGTGGCGTTATACTTTTATTCGTGTACTGACTAATGCAAAACATACTCATGCACACCTTGAGTTTAATACTGAACCACCAATAGCAGTTATTGTTATTGACGGTAAGGCAGCTGAAGTTACAAAAGTTGCTACTCTTTCTAAGTTAAAGGTACAAAAGTATTACGAATATAATATAGGTGATCTATCTTTGTCTTCTGCTGACTTTGACTTCTTTATGAAGTATCGACAGCCCAATGCAGCTAAGATGATCTTTTACTATGCAGTTGGTCGTTTCTTTGGTATGAAGAAGCCAGCTAGTTGTGTTACTTTTATCTGTGATTATTTAAAGTTTAAAGGTTGGGATGTCCCCGATCTCTTCAGTCCAAAGGAACTATGGGAGAGTTTACATGCTGATAATAATGATCGGTGGAAAGGCCCGAGTGGGCAAAACAACACTAGCCAAATGGCTAAGTGAGTATGCTTATAATGAAGGTTATACTCCTGTAATCCTTCCCTTTGCCAATGCACTCAAGCAAGAAGCAGAAGCCAAAGGATATTCAAAGGATAAGAATCCAGAAGAGTATCGTACTTTTTGTCAGACACTAGGCTCAGACATGCGAAATAAAGACTCAGACTATTGGGTAAAGCGGTTTAGAGAAAAGATTACCAACATGTATGAGCAAGAAAAAGCTGCTCTTGAAGCAGAACCAGACACATGGCATGAGAAGGTCGTCATTGTTGATGACTGTCGATACATGAATGAAGTGGCTGCTGCCCGTGACCTACGAGCATTGACAGTCTTTGTAGCAGCAGGAAAGCGTAAGCTACCTGAAGCTCAGGCTGAATGGCGTAACCATGAGTCTGAAGCTTTAGCTAACTCAATGGAAGATAAAGATAAAAATTATACAGAAGTATTTGATTATGTCCTTTACAACAATGGAACTGAAAAACAATACAAGGATAAGGCAATTCAAAAGTTTGAAGAATGGTTTCACATTCTTTCTGATGGGTTGTTAGGAAACCTTTGTACTTGTGAGTTGTGTCAGGCATCCCGTGAGGATCGAAACCCAAATGAAAAACAAATCATTCAAGACATTTTGAAACTAATAGACGAGGAGAAAGACAATGGAAAGACCTGATGTTGCTGTTTTGGATGGAGACATCCTGTGTTATCGCGCTGCTTTCTGGGCAGACCAAGAGGGTGTTGAATATCTAGAAGAGCGGCTATCCCATGATGTCAAGGCTTGGACACCAGTGGGTATTAAAAAGGTTTACATTGCTATGTCATGTAGTAGGAAGGATAACTTTAGAAGAGACTTCTGGGAATCATATAAGGCTCACCGGGATGTCCGTAAGCAGACCCCTGAAAGCATGGACTATGCCCTTGAACTTATCCATCAACATGACATTCTTACAGTTCCCCGGTTAGAGGCCGATGATATTATGGGACTTATGGCTTCCTCTGGAAAGGGGATTGCCGTAACCATAGATAAAGATCTCCGGTCTGTACCGGGGTGGCATTGGAATCCAGACAAGGAACATGGACCAGATATTGTGGATGAGTATACTGCTGACTATAACTTCCATAAGCAGTGGATAACAGGGGATACGACTGATAATATTCCCGGTATATGGAAGTGGGGGCCAGCTAAGGCTGAGAAGTGGCTAAAGAATGTAAACCCCCGTAACTGGTCGGTTGCTGTGTTGGCAGCTTATGACCAAGCTAAGACCGCAGATGGCGGTAAATACGATTATGAATACTGCTTGGCTATGGCTAGGTCTGTTCGCATCCTACGGAATGGTGAGTATGACAAGGTTAACAAGCAGATAAAATTATATTGCCCAATAGTTGGGGCTACTGAAGAACAAACCCTAGGAGATACTAATGGATACTAAAGTTACTTGCTTTGATACAAACTCAGCTACCTTTACTGATAGCAATAATTACAATACTTCTACTTATAACCATAAGTCAGAAGGTATCCCTATGGTTCTTAATAGTGACTATTGTAAACCAGAGTATAAAACCAAGGGTGCTGCTGGGGCTGATCTTAAGTCTGTCCTTCATATTGCTTTAACTCCGGGTGTTGGTCATATGATTTCGACCGGAGTATCCTTTGCTATTCCAGAGGGATTCGTGGGTCTTGTATTCCCACGGTCTGGTCTGGCAACCAAAGGTATTACCCTTAAAAATTCTGTTGGTGTTATTGACTCTGATTACCGTGGTGAAATCATGGTATCTTTGATTAACAACTCAACTGAGACTGTCGAAATCAATAAGGGTGATCGCATTGCCCAGATTGTTTTCCTACCTGTTACCCAGTTTACATTCATCTCTGTCGATAAACTTCCAGAGACTATGCGTGGAACTGGAGGTTTTGGAAGTACAGGTTTATAAGAAACTAGCCATTTAAGAAGGACAGATATGGATACATTTCAAAACTTTATTGCCATCTCTCGGTACAGCCGATGGATGGATTCTGAATCTCGCCGTGAAACTTGGGATGAAACAGTTGATCGTTGGTGGAATTACTTTACAACCAAGGTTCCTGCCCTAACTTCACGCCCAGATATTCGTGATGCAATTCTAAACCTTGAGGTATTACCCTCAATGCGTGGGCTTATGACCGCAGGACCAGCTTTGGACCGCGATCATACAGCCCTTTATAATTGCTCATACCTTGAGATCGACTCACCAAAGTCATTCTCAAATCTAATGTACATTCTAATGTGTGGTACTGGTGTTGGTTATACTGTTGAGCGTAGATGTACAGACAAGATGCCAACTGTTCCGGTAATACACAAGATGTTTGATAATGTAATGTTTGTAGAAGATAGTCGTGAGGGTTGGTGCAATTCACTCCACAACCTAATTGATAATCTCTACAAAGGTGTCCACCTAAAGTGGGACACTAGTAAGGTACGCAAGGCTGGAGAAAAGCTCAAGACTTTCGGTGGTCGCGCAAGCGGTCCTGCTCCTCTTGAAGAAGTATTCCGCTTTGTTGTTCAGACTTTTTACAAGGCTCAGGGACGAAGACTCACTCCGCTTGAGTGTCACGACATTTGCTGCAAGATTGCTCAGTCAGTCATCGTTGGTGGCGTTCGCCGCTCAGCAATGATTTCCCTCAGTGATCTCGCGGATCGTGAGATGGCAACATGCAAGAGTGGTGCTTGGTGGGAATCATCAGGACACCGCGCCCTAGCCAATAATTCCGCTGTGTACAATGGTCGCCCTTCAATGGGACAATTCCTAGAGGAGTGGACTGATCTGTACAACTCTCACAGCGGAGAGCGCGGTATCTGCAACCGTGATGCGATGAGAGCTATTGCAGCTAAGGCTGGTCGTGATATTGATATACCTTATGGGACCAACCCTTGTTCTGAGATTATTCTCAGACCTAATCAATTCTGCAACTTATCGACCGTTGTGGTCCGCGCTTCAGATACACCTGAGACATTAGCTAAGAAGATTGAGATGGCTACAATCATTGGTACAATCCAAAGCATGTTCACTCACTTCCCTTATCTTTCCCGTGAGGACTCCTCATGGACAAAGAACTGTGAAGAAGAAAGACTGCTTGGCGTATCAATGACAGGCATCTTTGATAACAAGCTAATGTCTGGCATTCTTGGTTACGGAAAACTTAAGCATGTTCTTGAGAACCTCCGTGAGATTGCAATCAAGACAAACCTTGATTGGGCTAAGCATTTAGGTATTAATCCAAGCAAGTCAATTACTTGTATTAAGCCAGAGGGAACTACCTCATGCTTGGCTAACTCAGCCAGTGGTCTTCATCCACGATATGCTGAGTACTACTATCGCAGAGTTCGTATCGACAAGAAAGACCCTATCTATCAATTAATGCGTGATGCTCAGGTCATGGTAGAAGATTGTGTAATGAATCCTAATTCAACAGCTGTCTTTACCTTTGCTCAGTCTGCTCCATCTGGTTCTCTTACCCAAGATGAACTACAAGCTATCGACCACCTTAATCTGTGGTTAGCTTATCAGGAGTATTACTGCCAGCACAAGCCAAGTATTACTGTCAACTATTCAGATAGTGAGTTCATGCCAGTAGGACAGTGGGTATGGGAGAACTTTGATAAGATCTCCGGTATCTCTTTCCTACCAAAGTCTGACCATGTATATGCTCAAGCTCCATTTGAAGCAATTACTAAAGAAATATATGATGCATATACAATAGTTCCTGTTGATTTTAATAACCTATTTTTCTATGAAAAGACAGATACAACTACATCCTCTCATACAATGGCATGCACTGCTGGTGCATGTGAGATCATAGATCTTAAAGGATAACATATGGCTACAAAAGAAGAGTTGCAAAGACAACTAGCAACTATTGAAGCTGGTCTTTTAGATTTTACAACTGTTGGTGAAGCATCTTTTTTAAAACAAACAGGACAAAGTAAGTTAACAACACAAGAACTTCCTAGTTATAGTGATGTTTATAATAAAGAGTTTGAGGCTATAAAAGATATTCAATTCTCTATTGGTGAAGATGCATCTACAACTGCTACTACTGATAGATCATTCTATGTTTTTGATCCCACAAGAATAGCTAAACAAAAAACAGAACAAGCAATTGAAACAGTAAAACAAGCTAACTTAGCTGCCGCTAAGCAACAAGAAGATATAAAACAATTCTTAGCATCTGAAAAAGAAAGTGCTAAGTCTGCTGTTCTTCAAACTTATCTTTCTGGAATTCTTAATCCTACGCTAGCGCGTGGAGAAAGAAATCCTTTTGAGTGGGATGAGGTTGATTTAAATACAGCAAGTGGACTTGCTAGATGGAAAAAATCTAGAAATCGTGAAACTTTAAGACCATCTTTTTCTACTATAGGAAACAAAAGAGTACGAACAGGTCCAACTTACTTAGTTAAACTAACGGCTGAAGAATCTGCTGCTAAGCGGAAGCTTACAGAGTCTATTGAAAAAACAAGATTCATGGAAAGCACTGAGTTACAAAAGACTTACGCAGAAAAATATAGAGCGCAATTAAAAGAACAATTAAAGAAAATGAAATAAATTATGGTAACTAATATTCAATCTGCAAAAACAAAATTAACACTTGCTTCAGGTATTGATTTACCTGAAGTAAAGTTAATGCTAAAAGACATCTATGCAAAACTAGATGAACTAACAAATGAAATCAGAAAAGTATCCGAGAATCGACCCAGAATTAATAAAGATTCTGGAAGAACTTTATAAACCTTTAGAGTATGACCCCGATGTTAATGAACTAAAGTTTGTAAGACAAGCTGCGTTCAGAGCAGGACAGATAGAAGTTGTCAATAAACTAAAAGCTGTCCTCAAACAACAGCAAGGAGGTAAGTAATATGGGCGGATCGCCAAAAATTAGTGGTGGAATGACCTATGATGAGCAGAAGAAACTCTTAGCTGAAGAGCGCGAGTTTCAAAAACAACAAGAAGAAGAGCGTCGTAAAGCTGCTGAAGATGCTGAAACAAGAAGAGTTGCAAGAGAATCAGTAGAAAGATCCAGACTTAAAGCTGAAGAAGAACGAGCCGTTCAAGAAACAACACAAGCAGAACAAGAAGCTGTTCTAGAAGCTCAGGCTCAAGCCGAAGAAAACCAAACACAAGGTATCCAAGGTACTAATGTTCGCGCATTAGATTTTTATTCCTCATTATATAATGGTATGAACAACCAGTAAGGAGCTATCAATGACAGGTAATCTAGTTGATCGCTTCCGAATGCTGGATGCTATGCGAACATCTAAGCTTTATCGGACAAGACTTTGTTCTGCCCTAACAATTCCTAGTCTTCTTCCCCCTGAAGGGTGGACTGAAGAAATGGAATTACCACAGCCAACATCTTCTGTTGGTGCTAGAGGAGTTACTTCTTTAGCAAGCCGAATGCTTTCGGCAATGATGCCTTTAAATGATACTCCATTCTTTAAGTTTGGTCTGCGATCTGGTGTAGAACCAACCGCAGAAATTGGTCAATATTTAGAAACAATGAGTTATCAGGTTTACCGAAAGCTTATTGGTACTAATTTGCGAGAAACAATTTATCAAGCTATCCAAAACTTAATTGTTGTTGGTGATTGCTTGGTACATGAGATGGATGATTTTAAATTCCGTGTTACTCGCTTGGATCAATATGTTGTTCAACGAACTGTAACTGGTGATGTAAATGAAATCATTCATATTGAATATGATCTCATTGATCCTGAAGTAATAACTAATAATTATTCTTTACCACAGTCAGCAAGAAAAGGATATAAGACAACTTATTGCCAGTATCTAAAGGAGGATAATGTATGGAAGTACAAGAAAGAAGACTCCGATGGTTCAGTACTAGCGGAAGGTGTCTACGAAGTTTGTCCTGTAACGGTCCTACGGTGGTATGGCATACCCGGAGAAAACTACGGAAGATCGCATTGCGAAGATATCCTAGGAGATCTCTCAAGTCTTGATGGCTATACAAGAGCAATGCTTGATGGCATGGCTGCTGCTTCAGCTTTCTGGATGTGCATTGATCCTTCTGGTATTACCGAAGTAGATGACATTGCAGATTCAACCAATGGTTCATGGGTTCCTGTACGACAGCAAGATGTATTTGTCTTGTCTCCATCACAGACAATGAATCCACAGATTGGGGCTGCTCAGACCGCAGTGCAAACTATGCGTAGTGAGATAGGCCAAGCCTTCCTTATGTCAAGTGCATCCATTCCTAGTGGCGACCGCGTTACTGCAACTGCTGTTAGAATGATTGGATCAGAACTTGAGACAGTTTTGGGTGGTGCATTCTCTGCTATTGCTAGAGATCTAATGGAACCAATCGTAAAGCGTTCAGTCTTCTTAATGATTGAAGCCGAAGAACTAGATCAGCGTATGTATGAACAGTTCTTTGACGATGAAGGTTCTCTTACTACTGAAGTAATCACTGGTCTACAGGCTCTTAGCCGTGACACAGATTTACAGAAACTTATGCAGATGGGTGAGATGGTACGAAACCTACCAGAACAGGCAGCAATGTCTTTCAAGTGGGATGAGTATGCCAAAGCACTTATTACTTCTCTTGGTTTTGATGCCCGTAATTGGGTACGCTCCGCTGAAGACATTCAAAGAGAACAGATGCAACAACAGCAGATGATGATGCAGCAACAAGCAATGAAAGCTGGCGGTCAGGCTGTAGCTGGTGCGCTAGGAAATCTAGCCGTTAGTGCTGGTCAGCAAGACCTAGCTCAAACTGGTGGACAAGGTATTATGAATGTTCTACAAAATTCTGGTGCAGATATGTCTGCATTTTCAGGAGGTTAATAATGGCTAAGAAAGTAAATAAGGCTAGTATGCCTTGCAACAAACCACGCAAGTCACCCAACCCAAATAAAAAAAGAGTTGTTAAAGCTTGTGCCAATGGTCAGGAAAAGATTATTCATTATGGCGCAACTGGCTATGGTCACAACTATAGTCCTGCTGCCCGTAAGTCTTTTCGTGCCAGACATAAGTGTGGCTCTGCAAAGAACAAGCTTACTGCTCAATACTGGGCTTGCAAGGATCTCTGGGCTGGTCCCGGTGGTTCAAAGGCAAGTTGCCCCAAGGGTAGAAAGTGTAAAAAGTAATGGCTAAAGATGCATGCTATCGCAAAGTAAAGTCCCGCTACAAGAAGTGGCCTTCGGCTTATGCCTCTGGTGCTTTAGTTCAGTGCCGTAAAGTCGGTGCTGCAAAGTGGGGTAATAAATCTAAGAGGAAGAAGTAATGGCTAAAAAGAAAAAGAAAGCAGACTTCTCTCTTGAAAAAAAGAAAGGACTACATGGTTGGTTCTCTCGCAACAACGGCAAAGGCTGGATTGATTGTAAGACAGGTAAACCATGTGGTCGTAAAAGCGCAAGCGAAAAGGGCAGGGGTTATCCTGCCTGTCGTCCAACCAAATCAATGTGTACCTCTAAAGGCGTTCGCGCCAAAAAGAGTGGTAAACAAGTGAGGTGGGAATAGTGAAATGTATCGAAATAGAACTTGGTCTTTTGCTTCTCCCGTTTGGCGTTTCAATCACAATAGAACAGTAAATAT